CCCGCGCGATCACCAGCGTATCTATAGATAGCGGGAGCCTCCTAGGTTAATGATACAGGTCGTTACACCGAATCTGATACACTCAATATTAGGTAATGCTATACGCTGTGTCATACGTTATCGCTTAGTGTTCTTACGTTGCTTAGTTAGTGTCGTATGTTTCTCCACTGTGGATTTCTTTGGCAGATCAATAGGCTTAACACCTATCTCATCAAGCTTGCGTTGCACTGCTATTTCTTCACCGCGTCTTAGTATCTCAGTAACCCTGCCAATACCCACACACAACAGCTTGCCGATCTCACGGTAAGTCATACCCTTCTGTCTCAGGTTGTAAGCCTTTTCGCAGTCGTACTTCTTCAGCCACTCGGTCAAGTCTTGCTCTTCAGGATCAACGTATGCGTTAGCGGGATACGAGATCCAGCCAGCTTTGATCGCATTGGTAACAATGGAAGGAGCTAGATTAAGAAGAGTGATGCGAGCTTGTATGTCTAACGTGTCCTCCTTCTTGATGCCATCAACATCCATCTTCTTGTGTAGATAACGCTTGTGATGCATATTACTCTAGAGTCAAACGCTCTAGCTCTTCCTCTAGATCATAGATGCGTCGTCGTTGTTCGTTAAGCTCACGCTCTAAGCGTCGAGCAAATGACATTGCTAAGGTAGTGAGATGAGGCGGGAACTGTCCTTCAATACGCTTCTGCTCCAAGTCACAACGTGGAGTGTCTGTATCTGGATCTTCCCAGAAGCTTTCTGTGTTAGTCATGGGTGTTAATGGTATCAAAAGGGAATGTCATCTTCAGGTCCAAGCGGATCGTTAGCGGTAACACGCTTAGCTTGAGGTTCTGGCTTACGTTCCATATCAGTGTAATTGCCGAGAATCGGACCCTTCTTACCTTCTTGTCGTGCGGCTTTGCTAATAGATTGCACGATCATTCCATCGTTACCGTATTGATCTCGGCCAGACTTGTTGGGGATGAGTGCGATATCCAAATACGTTCCAGCTTTGCCTTTGAATAGGAATGCTTTGTCGATCTTCAGAACGTCAATCTTACCGGTTTGCATGGTGTTTGTGGGTGTTTCTTGCTGTCGATGGTGAGTTTACAGGAATAGTTTATGGCAGTCAACCCATCGTTGGGATTAAGTATCTACACCGGAGTCTGAGAAGCGGCAGAACTGTCCGTCGTACCAGAGTTTGACCACTCCACATTCACCGTCGCGTTGTTTGGCGATGATGATTGAAGCTTGGCCTTTGGCTTCTCTCCGGTCTCGGTCTAAGAGCATTACGCAGTCAGCATCACGCTCTAGCTGTCCGCTGTCCGCTAGGTCACTCAAGCGCGGTGAACGACCCTTCTCCTTTTCATTCTCACGGTTCAATTGAGCCAGACAGAGCATTGCCACTCCGGTTTGCACCGCAATGTCTTTGAGCTTACCGCTGACCTCCGCTACCTCATAGGTGCGTTTCTCTGCTTTGTCTGCTGCTTTGACCTTCTGGATGTAATCGACAATCACCAGACGAACACCGTGCTTTCTGACCGCTCGACGGACGTTTGCGGTTATTGAGGCAACGCTCTGAGAACTTGAGCCATCCAAGAACCAGAGCGGACTAGAGGCAATCTTACCAGCAGCCAGACTCATTGAGCGCATATCACCTTCGCTTAGGTTTCCACTCTTAAGCGATTGCATTGGTACACTTCCAATAGATGCAACTGAGCGTCTGAAGATTGCTTCCTTAGACATCTCCAGAGAGATAAAAAGAGTTGGGATTTTAGCTCTCACCGCTGCGGCTTCAGCGATGGAGATTGCAATGGCGGTTTTACCTATAGATGGACGAGCCGCAATTAGAGCCATCTCGCGGTGCTGCAAGCCATCGGTCATTTGATCCAACCAATGGAAGCCGGTCGTGACCCCGCTCAATGTACCTTTGCGAGAGAAACGTTCCTGCATTTGGTCAATGAATGATCCTGCAACCTGCTTTGAGGTTGAGAGTGTCTCTCTGGATACCTCAATGCTGAGGCCAGACTCGGCATTAGAGACGATTTGATCTGGCTGGAGGGTCAGGACAGCGGACTCGCGTATCAAGCGGTCTCCTGCGGCTCTTAGTTGTCTCCGGTGAGCGGCTTCGATTATGCCTTTGGTGTAGTACGGCAGATTGGCTGGTGATGGACAGACTTCCATCGCTTTATTCCAATCCTCAAATGGAATGGGTTGGCTACCGTGGATCTTTCGCCATTCCTTCCCGAGTTCTTGGAGCGTTGGAGTCCGGTTGGCTTGAACCAGAGATTTGATCGTCTCGTAGGTGTCGCGAAGTGAATCGGTTTCGATCCACTCGCTTTTGACCTCAGCGAATGCATCGGAACAAGTGTCGATTGATCCCGTAAGACAAGCTCCAATCAGACCAAATTCGTCGTCTTGAGCGAAGTACGGGTCATTCATATTGAATCCCTCCAATCAACGTCTTTCTTTTGAGCGGGTTGAATCGGGAGTGATTGCTGGCGTTCGTCTCGGTTTCGCTTCCAGTTCCTCAGCGATGCTATCCAAGATTTCATTGGAGATCCGCTGACCTTCCATCCTTTGGATTCGTAGTGGTCAATGAACCTTCCAGCTTCTGAGGCGGGAAGTCCGATTTCAACGCACGCAGTTTCAACCTCTTCAACTGAAGGAACTACAAAGCGCGAGCGTTGCGACTTTGGAGCAATGCTCTCTTCTTTATTATTAGGAGAAGGAGAAGGAGACGGAGAGCATGCATTTGGCATATCCGCTGGCAATGCGGTGGCATATGCGGTGGCATTGCCAAGCCATCGCTTATTGGCGTTATCTGTCTGCTTTTTGCGGTATTGAACCTGTTTTTCCCTTTCGGTCTCCAATCTTTGATTTTTGTAGTTACCATCCGGATCAATCTGGAACTTGCTTTGGCATATGCGTTGGGAATGCGGTGGCATACCTGCGCAGACTCTTTGAAAGTCATTTTCGGTTAGTGCCTCTTTAGACCATTGGATGCAGAGAAGAGCGATATAAGCCCCTCTTTCCTCATTGGTCATTGTGATTGTTCCAGCCAAGAAATCATCGGCATAGAACTGAAAGGCTGGAGCCTTACGGGTCTTCTTGTCTTCGTTCATGTAACAAACAGAAACCCCACCCAGACTGTGGTAGGAACTCCCGTACAAGCAACGGGACGTACACAGAAAGGGTGGGGATAAATTGGTTGAACATGGCTTGTAGTATGGTTATCAACGCTTGCTTCCTACGGCTCGCGCTGACTCCTTACTCCTAACTCGGAATCGGTGTTTCGTCCAGCTTGAACTTATCAAAAAATTCGGCTTTTGGTCTGACGTATAGAAGCCCCTCTTTGCGGTAGATTACCGCGAGTCTCTTGGTCTCAGCGATCCGCAGTTGCGCTTCGGAGATCCACTCGACGATGACTGACGGGTTGGCTTTAGATCTGTATTTCATTGTTTTAGACGGTAATGCGTAACCGGATAGACCCCACGGAGGCCAGAAATAACTCGGAACCGTTTGGTTTCAACAAGACCCTTCTTAACTGCTCGACAGAGCACAATACCAGCAGCGTTGTCTGTTATTCCCCACTCGGCAGACCATTGTCCAGCTGTCTTAAACCCTTCTGGCACTGGTTCTGGTTGGTTAGCTATGGCAAGCCTAAGCTTCCTCAGAAGCTCGGCAGAACCCAGTTCTTCTCGTTTTGTGGCCATTGATGTAGATATAGTTGTGCTGAGCTATCTGTGAATTCCCCAAAAACAATCCCGTGGGACCAAGCTAGGGTTGATCGTCGTTTGCTCGCGTAATCCATCGCTGGAATGTCTGCAAGCGTTCCAACACAAAAGCCAATCGGATTTGATTGAGTGCGACCAGTCGCTTGACCTGCTCTGTGAGCATGAGCCACAACGCAGTTGCCAAATGTTTCAGCGGAGTCACGCAAGAAGTTCTCACCGAATAAAACTCCATGTCCCCACCGAAATCCACCCAACTTGTAAAAGGATCTGTCGTGACAATCATTGTATTTGATAAAAGTATGACAGTGTTTCTCAATTGGTTTTAGCATTCGTTCCCATACAGCTTCAGCAAAACCTCTTACAACAGCGTTATGATGATTAAGATACTTCTTAGCTCGTTCGTCATGGTTGCCCATTGTAAAGACTGTTGGTCTCAATTCATCCAAGAACTTTGCGCCCTCTTGGATGTCGTCCAAATAATCATCGGCTTGGTCCGAGTCTTGAGGGTCGCGGAGTGAACCAGACCGCAACGATGCAAGATCGTATGCGTCTCCGAGGTGAATTACTTCGTGCGGTTTGAACTTCTCGCGGAATAGTAGCACCGCAGCGAGTGCATCTTGATTGGCTCGGTTCCCATGACTGCAACCAATCGCCATAACTCGGCGTTGGTGCTGTGTAATGTTCACAATGTTGAAGAATCATGGAATTAGAACTTAATCAAGACACACTCGGGTTGATTATCGTTGGATTTGGTTACTTTCTGAACTTGTTGTTGCGTACAGCCCAGACCCAATAGTCAGAGACTCCGTACTTGGTTGATAGTTCCTTAGCGGTGAAGCTCTTGTGGGAGTTCCTGACCGCATCAACGACCCATTGCGGTATCTTCTGACCTTTGGGTCGTCCACGACCGCGCTTGATCTTCTTGCTGAGTGGCTTCCATTGCGGCTCCTCAACTGTAACCGTCTTATGAACCCCCAAGAGTCTTGCGATTGCTTCTTTAGTGATTCCGATTTTGCTAAGTATGCTCATTTTCTAATCTTGTTATGTCTGACTTTGTGTATCCAACCTAAGCTGACCGAGTAATCTTCTTTGATCTGTCTGTATGTTTTGTTTTTGCTAATGTCTTCTAGCACTTCCAATACAACTGCTTGTGGTATGTTCCCGTAATGGTATGTATGTTGATTGTCTCATTTTGTTGCTTTGCCTCTTTTTCTAGTCCAGAAGGAGGTGAATTCCGTTTTCTTAGCTTTGGCTGCTCTCACGGCATCTCCAACGTCTTTGCGGCTTAGGACTTTGATGCCGTTGCCTTCCCGCATGATATCTTGAACTGATCTCATGGCTTTCCCGTAAGTGACTTGATGTATCGGTTTCTCTGCCGTGGTGTCAGACCGATGATGTAGTTCAGCACCTCGACCGAATTGATTGAGTGAATCAGTTTCCAGTACGGTCTTGCTGCCTCCAATTCTTTCGCTCGTTCAATGTCAACCACCACCACCTCGCTGGTCATTGTGTGCTTGTAGATGAATGCGGGGTTCATCTTCCCTCCAACCATTTCTTGAGGTCGTTCAACTCGTTCACTTTGGTTTCGAGTTCTTTGATTCGGTCGTTGGCTGCGTTGAGTTGGCGCTCCAACTTCCTGCACAACATTCCCAGATCGGCTACGTTGTGCGGAGTGCTGTCTGATATTGGGGTTTCGCTCATTTCGATTCCTTCTTCTTCTCCAACCACTCGCGGATAATTCGATCCGCTAGATGTTGGGTTTTGATTCCTTCGCTCTGGCAATATTCTTTGAGTAGTTTGTGAGTTTCTTCTGAGATGATGACTGATTTGTTCATAGGTGCTTTTTGACTTTGTTCCAATAGCTGACGGTCGCTGATTTCCGGTGACCAGTTGGTCCACCGTTCCAAATACGAGCGGCTTCTTCGTTGGACTTACCGGCAGCGTATCGGTTGAGGTAGATCTCGCAGACCTTACGAGCCGCAATCCGGTTGGTCATCTCAGCGTGAGTGTAATGAGTGCCAGCAATCCGGTTAACGTCCACCACAACCGCTTTGTGGATCTGGAGCGCACCGATAGCTAGACCACCGTCGCCAACCGCATTGTCCCGTCCGTTAGACTCCACAGCGATGAGAGCCGCAATCAAAGGTCCGAGATTCATCGGAGACCTTTCATCCAAACGGCGGCTTTGTGTTGAATGATCTCTTGAGCTTCCAGCAACCGTCCGCTCTCGTCAGAGATGCCGATTAGCTCAATCGTATGGTTCCAGACATCTCTAGCGCGGAGAGCCTCCTCAATGCTGCGGTGAATGCTGAGAACTTTGTTGTCCTTATTTCTGCAATGGTACTTCATGGTATTTGATGGGTGTTAATGGTTTTGAGCGTTGGTCGTATGCGCTCCCCACGTTTGAAACTAAATCATCCAATTCTTCTCTGCTATCGGCTTGTCTTGATCCAGTTGAAAGTGGTGGGCGCAGCCGCCTTCCAAGAAGCTGAACTTGATTGAAGGACCACCGTACCAACCCATAATCGGGCAGAAGGTATTACAGGTGCGGACGATCTTTGAAACAATCTGCGTGCTATGCTCAAGCGGTCCACGCTGGACCCTGACAAGATCTCCAACCTCAATGTCGGAAAACGATTCGATATCTTTGAATTCCATAGGATCTTGGATTAATTGTTGCGGCTGGCGTTGAGCATCTTTGCTTTGTAAGAAGCTTCGCTGAGGCTGTTATTTCCAGCAACGTAGTCGCAGACAAACCCAAGCTTTTCTTGATCCGTCAGATTTTCGGATCGAACTATGCGGAGCATCCAAAACTGACCAACTTTGCATAGCTTGTTGAGATGAGGCTGAATGACGGATTCTACAGTGTTCATGGTATTTGATGGTATGAGTTATGGTTTGTTGCGCGTTGAAGAGTCGCGCCCCTCTTGAGATTGTTAGGCTGCGATCAGTCCAATTTTGGCGATCAGCTTGCGGTTCTCTTGAGTCTTGCTGATGGTGGTGAAAGGAACCAATTCCTTCGCAGTTTCCAAGCTGGCGATATCTCCGTCAGCCTTCGGCATCATCACGTTGAGCGGACCATTGTGGATACATCCAAAGAACGGCTGGAACTTGTGGAGAAGGTTGAGGTTCTCGCGGACGCTGTTGATGACGTACCAGATTTGGTTCATGTCATCCGAGAAGATCGAAACCAACTTGAGGCTGCGATCAGTCTCCATGTATCGGATCGTTTGGCGAGCATCGCGCTCGTTGTAGCTGAGGTCCATTCCGGTAGCGGCAACGGCTTCGGTCAGGTTGGAGTAGCGAGCGGCAATCTTGATCGTGTTGTTCATCGTATTCTTGTCGTTTATTCGGAGGCATCGTTGCCTTCGATGTGATGAGTAAAACCCAACGGTGGGTTCTCTGCAACATTTTTCTTCAACTTTTTTCAGGAGTCTCAAAAACCAGCGAAAACCTTAGGAAAATGCGGTGTTTCTATGGGATGAAACCTAACCCGTCGTAGGATCTCCCTACGCACCATGCCGCACTTTCCAAGAGGTTATTCAGCGTTGATCCTCACGCTGCACCCAGACTGCTGGAGAGCGTATGTTTTCACCGCTGTAATCTGGTAAATCTGGCTGTCGTCCAGCCAGACTCGCTGAGTGTCGGTGATCGCATCCGTCACCGCTTTGATGAGGTTGTCCAGATCCGGTTTCTTGCAATGCCAGACTGGTGATTTTGCTTTCGGGACTCCGTGTCGGTCCAGATGCGCTTTGGGTCGTGGAAGGAAGAAGTCTAGCTGCAACCTAATCGGACCCGTCAGGAGGCAACGTGGAGCGTTTGCGACGGCTTCCTGACGCACCGCTTGCTTCCAAGACTCCGCGCTATCTGGAGTGTATACTCCAGCATGACCACCGCGCACAAACGCTTTGACTCGCGGTTGAGCCTTCGGGATTCCTGAAACGTGGAAATCAAGATGCATCGTGCGGCGGGATGATCTCATGGATTCGTCCAGTGATGCGCGGATTCGCGTACCACCATCCGGTCGCGCTCTTCTCAGCCAATGCGTCGCAATCTCCGTCGAACATGATATGCGTCCCCTCAGTGAGCATCCTCACGCAGTCCATGTCTTCAGCGTCAAACGACCGGAACGTGACCCGCTGTGCGTACGGTTTTCCGTTCGCCAACGTGCGCTTCTCAAACTCAACGACAGCGAGCAGGAACCGCTTGCCGTCGTCGGTGGTAATGACCTCAGCGTCAGAATGGAGCCGTCCGAATCCTCGGGACCATAGATGTCTCATCGGGTATAGCCCTCTAGTCGAGCGGGAGAGTAGCTTGGGGATTTCGCAATCTTACCGTCAGACCTCCGTACAATGTGACGGTTGTCGCCAACGCGAGTTGACCGGCAATCGGCAGGGATGGAATGAATCTCATCGTCAGTCCAAACTTTGGACATATTGGATCGGTGGATCTCGGTGAATGCAGCGTCCACTTGATGCGGACTGAAACCAGCGGCTAGAGCGGCTCCGTAAACGACGTAGAGCAAGTCTCCGATTGCGTCGAGATACTCGGTCTTGTCGGTTGCTTCAGCGAGTTCTTGGGCCTCTTCGTCGATGAGTCGATACCGCAGATTCTGCGTCATCGGATCGGGCATGATCGGACGCTCTGGGATGCATTGTTGATAGGTCCGCATAAAGTCGCGGACTAGCTCCATTGGATGGGTCTGATTCATTTGATCTTCGTAAGTGTGGGTTGTCCGGTCTTGCTTTCAGTGCAGCCAGCCAGCAGTTGATCCAGCTTTGATTCCAAGTCGCGACCTTTGGTTCCAGTCGCAACCTTCAGAGCATCTTTGAGCTTCGTTTTGTTCAGCGTGATTGCGGAACTTAGCTGCTCATAAGTTCCAAGTTCCAAGAACCGAGACGCAACTATTTCAGAGTTTGAAATAGACTCGCGCACCGATCCTTCTTTGAGCGTCCATCCTTCGATGGCGTCCCCTTCGCTCAATCTCCGTCGAGCTTCCGCACGACAAGCTTCGATGACTGCTTCGGCTTGTGCTGCACGATCTAAGAACGCTGCAAGCGTCTGGTTGGTCAACGTCGCAGCAATAGCGTCTGGCGTTATACCTTCCGGTGCGTTCGTCAGCGGAGGAGCAACGGCCAACTCTCGCGCTTCGGGACAGAACGGTTTTCCTTTGCAGTACCGGCAAGCGGACTCGGATGGGGTGCGCGGTTGACCAAGTTTCTTGATCTCATCCATCAGTTCCGATGACTCAACGATTGCGTCGTGAATGTCTTGGGATTCGTAGGCTGCAACGCTCGCGTAACCGGCTAGAGGCTGGATGATCGCGACCATAATCCGATCCATCGTGAACCCCCAAGATTCGTCCAAAAGAGCCACAAGACAGCGCAACTGTAGATTCTGAGAAGCGTCTTCGACGGCCCCACGACCGGATTTGTAGTCGATGATGAGACCCCACATTTTACCCTGCACTTCTGCGGTGTAGATGACATCGGGCTTGCCACTCCACAGTCTGTTGCCGTCCGCATCCAGCGACCACAAGCGTTTCTCCCTGAAGCAGTTGGTCTCGTAACCTCCGAATGTGTTAGCAACCAGTTCAGCCTCTTGCTCCCTGCAACGGTCAATGATCCAAGTCTCATCGGTCGTCAGATTGCTGACCGGCTCTAACGCAAGTGCAGCGTGGATGCGATTTCCGATTGCTGCGTCTCCGGTTGATTCAACCTCCGCAACTTGACGTTCCAAGTCCCAACTTCCGAGACAAGCAGCATAGCGAGAAGCCGCTGACGCTGACGGTAGTCCACTGCGTTCGTCACTCATTGGATTTCCCTTCGTTAAGAGTCAGCTCGGTGGGTTGAACAACCACAGACGGAGCCGGTTCAGACTCCGGTTCAACCTTCGGCTCCAGCTTGCTGCGGAAGATTGGACGCGAAGGAGTCACGTTGACCGAAGCTTGCGGAATGGCTTCTTCTTCGTCAGTGATTCCAGAGAACCCAAAGGCAACGCGAGCGCATTGGATCAACGCTTTGTGTCGCAACATACGGCGAGGGTTGACCTTCCACGGTTCGGTGTTTCGACTGCACTCGATGAAGTACTCAGTCACTTCCACCGGATGGGTCCGGTCTTTGAGATGGATCGTAGCAGTCACCGAGAACGGCTTTCCGTCTTTGTCTTCGGTTGTGAACTGGATGCCGTCAAAGCTCGCGTGATTGTTCATCATGCGTATCCACCCATCAACTGAGACCACTGGCTGGATGCCGCCATTGCGAGCAGGGAATGCGTAGATTTCTCGCGTGAACGGGTTGAGTCCGTACTGGTTAGCGGTGACGACGAAGGAGAGAAGCTCTTCGTTCGTTGCTTTGGGCATCAACGTAGCCTTCAGCGTCTCCAGTAAACGAGCCGGTTCAACGCTGAATTTGCTCGCCATTATCGCGAGCGCGGACTGCTTTTGACTTGGAATAATCTCTTGTTTCATTGGTCTTCTTTGGCCTACCTCCGCGCTTTCCATTGGTGCGCGAAGCTTCAGCCTTTGCCGATGATTTGACCCCACCCAACTCCTTCGCGAGATCGCGTAGGCTTGCGGCAAATATGCGGTTGCAGTGCGGACATTTCATCGTCGGGGAGACCAATAACCCAACGGTGGGTTTGTGTCAAGCTACGTCGAGATCAACGTACCGAATGAAGCGGTAAAATGGGTCTCCGGTAACGTCCTCAAAGTTGGCAGATTGGGTCGTCTCACCAAAGCCATACGACCGCATTGGCTCCCAAGCCGTTGCAGGAGTCAAGATGCCTCCAGACGCATCAATGACCTGATTGGAGCAGTCGAAATTGAAAGAAGCGAATCCCTTAGATCTGCTGTATGTAGCAAGATCCATCTGCGTAACTATCCAATAATATTGAGACAAGCTAACGTCATACAGCTCTTTCGCTTGTATTCCATTAGCAATCAAAGAGTCGTATTGGCTTTGTGTAATAAAGAAAGACGGTCCCCACATTGTGTCTAAGCAAGTGACCGTTGTATCCTTAGGAATCAAATCCCCAAGCGTATCTGGAACCAATACACCGCCAGCATCAAAGCTGTAAATTGGACACCAGACTTCACCGTGAGCTAACGGAACAGACCGATTCCATCCAGAAACGTGAGCCTCCAACAGATTCCACAGAAACGCTGACTTTGGAATCTTGTGGTATAACGGTCCAATTCCATCGTAATTCAGAGCGTTTGCAGTGCTGGAATACGGGAGATCAAAATAAGTGGATGAAGCCCATCTGATGTCCGCGATGTAAGCTTGCTCTGTAGTGGTTACAGAAACTTGAGTATACCACGGAGCCAAACAAGCCATTGCGGCGTTGTTTTGATCTTTGAATACATCGTCAGCAACACCGTTATCTTGAATCGTCCTGTTGGGTCTTCCAAGAACTCTAACAGACGCATCAACGCCACCTTTGCCGCCCCATTTGTTGATCCAGAAATCAGAGCCAAAAACATTGGTTGTAGCTGGAGTCAGAGGATCGGTTGTGAAAACCCGCTCAAGATTGTAGTCGTAAACGCTGCTTGAAAAAGCCCACGGACCACCGGAAGCAATGTAAGCACAATTGACAGCAGGATACGATGCTCCACCACCGATTGAAGTGCTAATCTGCGGAAATACATATCCATACATTCCGCTTTGGTTGCTCGGCTGTGCTATGATGTATGTTTTAGTTGCCGAGATGTATTTGTTGTTAGAATAACCAATTGCCGGTGAGAATCCCTTTGGTCTTAACTCAGTTCGCAATTCTATTACGTTTGCGCTGCGTTCGTAGTTAGGAATCTCGCTTAAAGCGTTAGCGTCAAATGCCTCAATGCCAACGGCGGTTGATGCTGTTACTGTTAATCCAATTGAGCTTAATCTGACGATCCCAACTTTCTCCTCAGATATATCCACTTCATCGTCAAAGCTGTTAAGGAAACCCTCTTCCACAGCAACCCGTCTGCGAAGCGTCCGCATTGTTTCCATCCATGTTGGGACGTTACCGGATTGCCATTGGGTTGCCGTGTTGGGTGTTGCTACGTTCTGCGTGTAGTAGTAGGACGGATACGCAATTGAAATGTAAGTTGTAGTAGGATTGATCTGCCAGTATGGATCGGCTGAACCAAAGAAGACATTGCAGTCAATTGGATAGATTCTGACAATTGCATTCGGCCTCTTGCTACTCATCACTAAGACATCGCCAGAAACCTCAGCGTTGATGCCTATGCGTTGGAGCTTCGGCATGAAGTCGGTAACTCCGGTGAATACAGTGATGTAATCCTCAAAGACGACACCGGAAAGGCTGCTGTAAATCTGAACTCTAGCGCGTCCCCAAGTGAAGATCGCGTCTCCAATTGAGGTGTTTGCATCCGTTGGGTCTGAGTATTCTGGATACAGTGCGCGGATGTCATAAGCAAAACGAGCGTCAACCCATGCGCCCATTGCTCGCATCCATTGCAGCAACAAAAACGGGTTTGCAATGTTGTTTGCTTTTGCTGACCTCTCCATGCATACGGAAAGAGAGTCCGGTTGTCCGTACATTGGCGGACCACCAGCGAAGTAGGGAACATCTCCGGTAAAGTATGGGAAAAAATAGGTGCAAGCAGTGCCATCCCTCCACGTTGTAGCCCAAGTCCCGTCAGCGCGTCTCCTGAACGATCTACAGCCCATTGCAGGAACCGTCTTTGTCTCCGCTGAACCGTCTGGCAATTGGAGCAAGACCCTCATGTCTTTGCTGCCGCAATTGTGAACCCTCCAGCAATCAAACCGCTTGTAACTGTTAAGAATTTTGAAAGTCAAAAGACCTTCAACCCGTATCTCCGCAACAGCGGTTTTGTGGTTGTGGATTCTACCGGGAGGCAGTGAAGGCGCAGATCCAACTGAAGAAAAGTAAGACCTAACGTAAGAATCAAAACCAGAATCCCAATCGTCCCAACCTAAATGGACATCGTAATCAATACCATCAACATTGCGCTTGTGTAACTCAAAAGACTTTTGAATTGAGCCTACGTTGCAATATGAAGAGTTAAAAGAAGTAACGTAATGATCAACGTAAACCTGACCTCCGCTAACGTCTAAGTACTTGCTCTCAAGCTTTGAAAGCTCAATCGCAATCTGCGTTTGTGTTGGAGTGCTTCCGGTGACATAGAAGCTTGTGGCTGGATCAATACAATAGTCGTATTGAACTCCAAAAGGTATCTTGGAACTGAGACCAACAACAAACGGGGTCTTGCCGTCTAACGCTCTTGCACACTTATTGTCGAACCGTGCGTACAGATCGTTCAAGTTCCGCGCATTGAACATCCGCTGACGCTTGTCTGTAGCAACGGGCATACATCAATAAAAGAAGTCGTCAGGAGTACCACCAACGATTGTGGCTGGCGGTTGTTTGATCTTGATGGTTGTCCCGTTCGGAGTCTGCTCAATCGCTTGATCCGGTCCAGCAACCAACTGGATCTTGCGAACTGCGTCAATCAGTTGATTGATGGCGCGAGCGTGATCGGCTTTCATACCACGCTCTGCAACCTTAGATGGAAGCGTTACGGCCATTAGATCTCACAGAATTGAGCGAATATCTTGACCGTCGATCCGCTGATAACAGCTTTTAGATACAAGTTGGCATCAACTCGCGGAATCAACATGAACTCACCGGCAGGAATTTGGAACTGGTACGGAGTTGAAACACCAACATAGACCGCATTCTGAAGGTCCATGTTGTAGATCAAGACTTTGTATGGAAGCGAGAGATCCGCAGCGATATCAAGCAGTTCATCCGCACCAGAACCGATGTCTTGGGTATTCTGACCCATGTCGGTTCCAGTCATATTCACCGTAGCAGTGAACGTCTGCGGGTTGATAGATGCGCCATTCTTTGACGCATACAACCGCGCTGTCATTTCAATTTCGTTCGCCATATCTCAAACGGTTAGATCTCGCAGAACGTCGCTTGAATCGTCACGTTGCTGGTATCCGCTTTGAGATACAGAGTCGCGCTGACGTATGGCATCAAGAGCGTCTCGCCAGCGGGAATCCGCATCGTGTAGGTTCCAGAAACAAAACCCAACTCAACAAAGTTGGTGGAATCCAGATTGGAGATCAACAGCTTGTACGGGCTGGAGACATCAACCGGAACGTCCAAAGCTTCAACGGTAGTTCCGATCAATTGGGTCTGAGAACCCATGTCGGTTCCAACCATCGTTGCGGATTTGGTGTAAGTCACGCTCGGGAGATACGCACCACCTTTGGAAGCGTACAAGCGAGCGGTCATCTGAATTTCGTCTGCCATGTTAGGTAAGTGTTAGAATGCTGGGTTGTATGGATACGCGAAAAGGTCCCACGCTGCAAAGGTCCAAGTCTCGTTTCTTTCGACTTGGTTGGTCTTGATCATTAAGCTGGTTGAATCGTTGGTTTTTAACCAAGCCCAAGCGGTCTCATCTGGAGTCAGCAACGGGTCCAGCGGTGCTTGAGGCATCACGTTACGCACAACTTGCGGAAATCTATTTCGGTTTGCGAGCGTGATTGAATCGTAGATTGCCGAGATAATCGGAGGAGTGGCAGGAAGACCGTTGCGAGCCGAGTAAGTAGAGATCCGAGTTAGAGACACTCTGGAAGTCTGGAAGCTGCTTTGACCTCTAGCCAATCTCCTAACCAACTTGTGAGCCAGCGGGAATTGAGTTTCAAGTAGCGGCAACTTGTTGTTCTTTGGATCGTCTCCAGCTTGCTTCACTGCTGCAAAGTACAACTCAGTATCAAGATTCTTTTTGGCTTCAGCGCGGACGGCAGGAAGCTCAAACAACGATGCATCAACGTATTCTGTGCGGAACTCATACCGCTGAGCAGGATCGTCTTCGTCTAATGGACCCTGAGCGGTTGGGCTGTTAGGGTTAAAGTTAACCCCTGAAAACGTTACGGTTGCAGTCGAATAAGGACCGTCTTCAGTGATTTGATATTTGCCACCAGCAGCAACCCAATCAGCAGACGCAAGCCGCAAAGCGTCTTTGCTTCCACGATATTTGTATGTAATGAAACGGCCAGTACCATCACCGTTGTTGTACTCGCGGGATATCTCAATGTATCCAGTTGCAACCGGAGTGATTACATTGGTTTTGATTGTTGCCATATTAGTCTCGCGTGTTGTTGGCAGTCTTGTCCGTGTTCTTAACTATTTGCTTCAACTGAAGCGTCTGCTCAATGGCATTCCTGATTGCAGTGTCTTGAGACGATTGAAAGCCGGTGAATCCGCCAATGCGAGCAAGAGAGTCTTGACTTTGACCAAACGAGAACTTTTCTCCAGCAACTCGTTCAAATTCCGGCTTTCCAATTGGAGGAGGGTTCTTAGCTTGTTTGTCTTCTGCAATTCGTTGTTGAACTATTCTTGATAGTGCTTCATCTGGCATATTTCTAATCAACGCCAGTGTTGCTGCTTTCCGCATTGTTCTGTCAAACCGAGTTAGAAAGTCTTCAGTTGGTTTTGTTACAGACTTGAGAGCATCAGCCGTTGCCTTAACACCAACCGCAATGGTTGGAGAAGCCAGATTCTTGATGATACGAAATTGTTCTGCAAGAAGGTTGTTTGCGTTGGATAGCGTGTCGATGTCACTTTGTTGCATCAACATCCTTCCGCCAGTTGTCTTGTAATCAGCTATAGCCGCACCAGCAGCTTTGAGCTTCAAACCATACAGATCAACCATTGCTGCCGATGCTTCAGCAGAGTTTCCAGACGCTTTGTAAGCTTCTCCAGCTTTGATTGCTCCATCAATAGTCTGAATCTGAGCATCGTTTATGTCTTTGGTTGTAAAACCAAGAGCTTTGAGCGTCTTAATGGCATCCTCATCACCTTGAGTTGCTTTAATTCTGACTTGCTCAAACTTGTTTAAAACAGAACCAAACTTATCAAATGTAATTCCAGTTTCACCGGCAAGTATTTGAAGCCTCTGAACCTGATCAGTTGATAAATTAAGTTGTTCGGCAAGATCCTTAATTTCGTCAGCCGATTCTGTTACCTTTTTTGCAAATGCAGTAACTCCAGCAATTACCGCTGTTGCGCCAAACACTTTCCCAAGCTTGCTTGTAATAGCACTTGAGAAATTTGATCCAAAGCGCGAACCAATACCTTCAACACGTTTGACTCCAGTTTCAAACTGCGATGAGTCAACGCCGATCTTCACCAACAAAGAGAGTATTCCCATATCAATTTGATTGTTGGCTCTGCCAGATTGCTTCGCTTTGATCGTCCCACAACTGAACGTGACCCATCATCTCAGCATGAGCCAAGATAAGCCTTTCCGCATCATCAAGAGGCATCTTGATTGCATCATCAGCACTGATACCAATGTTGAGACATCCAACAAGAACCCTCTCGGGCCACGGCATAGCTGGACGCTTTGACTTGCTCCCCGATTCCATCAGAACTTCGGGAGCGGTTGACTGTTCTTTTAACCACAACTGGAACTTGTCGCATTCAGCGATCAAGTCCATTCGCTCAATACGTTTTGCCCACAGCCAGAGCATCAACCCGCTCCAACGAGACTTGATGGATCGAATGGACTCAAGTGGAGACTGTGAGCAAACGGTCACAGCCTCCACCAAGTTTTCTGGTTGAATCTCGCCACCCATGACAAATGGCGAACCCAACCGTTGCAGCACTATTGCATGACCCACTGTGTATGGAACAAGACGAACCCCAAGCACAATTGGTGCTTGAGGTCCGGTCTCTGCGAGTATCTTTGCAAGATCTGCCACAATTACAGCGTGAAGACAGCGGCGGTTCCGGTCAAAGCGGAAGCGTCGAGATACTTGGTCACGGTAATAGTAACCATGACCTTACCGCTGCTGGTGAACTTAACGCTTCCACCTCCCGAATAAACGTAATCACCATCAATAGAACCACCGCCAACAGTGGTTGCATCGCTTCCGGCAATAGCTGCATACCCATTCACTTTGGGCAGGCTCGCAGCCAACTTAGATTGGGCAAAAGTGGAGGCACTCGGGATAAAGGTGATGTTGAGTGAAATGCGCTCATTGGCCGAGACTTGAGCCACAACCTCACCAGCAGAATTCTTGATTTGCTCGACATCGGCCTCATGCGAAGCGTCGTAGCTCTCAATCGTCGTAATGGTTCCGGTAGTGATTTCGGTAAGAGCGTTTGCAACTCCAACCGTGTAGAGCTTGATGGTTCCTTTTGCGCCGTATACTAGCGCAAGACCTTTTGAAAGTGCCATGTTGTTAGTGTGTTATGAGTTTGCTGCTGCAAAGATTCGCATTGAACGCGAGAAAGTTCTAGCTCTTTCGCTAGTGTCATTCACTCCAAAGTCTGTTGGTGTAGCAAAGAATGCGGTAAATCCGCCAGACGGATCGGAATCTCCAACGTTCAATTCTGAAATGTTGTCGTCAACGAATAGCGGTTGCAGGATGTCTTCAAACGCTGCAACGGTCGCAAGAACGTTGTACTCGGGAGTATCGTCAGCGGAAAGCTGAAGCGTAGCGGTTACATCCACTTCACAAGTCCGGTCAATCGGATGAACCGGAACCGCAGTTGATGATCGCACAACGATGCGCGGAAAGTCTGGCATCCGGTCTTCTAAGTCTGGATCTGTAAACGCACCGTGTCCGTAGCTGGTGAGACAAGCAGGAGTCCCAAGCGGAGACGCAGACCAATCTTGAGCGGCAAGCCAATCGACAAGAGCGCGTTCGGTTCTGAGAGCAACGCCATTCATTGGACAGTGATTCCGTTCTCTTCCAATACTCCAGAGACCTCTTCAAGCTTTGCTTTGATATGATCTTCAAGCTCTTTGGCCTCATCGTTGTAAGCTTGATTCATTGCCTTTGCGTAGATTGAGCCAACTTTTCCCATCTGGTTGTCAGCTAATCCGAGATTCATTTTCACCATCGAATAGGTATGCTGTCCAGTTTTGGCTTTGTACGCATACGCTGACGATCCGCGATGAACCGAGACGTTCTCTTGCGGAAGACCGTATTGGTTCGCCAAGTTGATGAGAGCTTGATTGCCAGCGACAATCTTAACACCAGCAGAACCTTTTCGCACTCGTCGAGTTCCACCAAATTGCTGGAAAGACGGAGACAGCTTCTTAATCGCTTTAACAACGCAAGACTTCAAATAACCCACAGATCCTGCCGCTCTACGTCTTAGACTTGCCGCAGCCTCACGCATTGTTGGACCGTACAAACCTTCATTTCCAGCCTTCTTGTTTCTGGATTGGGCAATCAAGTGGACCAAGCGCAATTCACGCGAACGACCGAGAAACTTGCCGGTCTTCTTGTCCTTCTTCCTAACTCCAACTGGACGGTTTAGATAGTCGAGAATCTTGTTTCTGCTCGCTTGCGGAGACTTTGGAGGTAGCAAGCAATACAACCGAAGCATCAAGAAAAACGTCCGCGAGTTAACAACATCGGCCATTGATCGTCCGGTAAGCAAAACATATCTGCTCCAAGCACGATCAAAACGCGACTTATCAACTGTGATCTTGGGCGTCATTTGGTTTTAGCTCCAAGCTCAAGAGCATAGTAAGCACCGGAGCCATCACGCTTTGCAGACATGATCCGCATTTGGCGACCATCGTAGGTCACAAGACGACCCACCACCGGAATCATCTTCCCGAAAGTCAGAAGCAAGCGATCTGTGTTTTCTTGCAGCAGCAAGCTTCCAGACTCTTGCAAGAGACGGTCAGCGGTGAAACCAACGTCACAAGACCAGACCGAAGCGTCAACGGTTACAAGAGTTGAGTCAGCCAGCCGCCAATCTGAGAACTTAACCAAGATCCGCGCTTGGACGTTATCTTGGAAGCCACCGGCAATAACCGAGTTTGCGTCAGTAATCGCAGCAGGAAGACAACGCACCAGCACTCCCTGCCACAAGAACGATGGATTCCCCATCGCGCTCTGTAGCACGGACATCCCCAACTGGAGACTGGTTGCAATGAGGTTCACGCTTTGAAGTAGACACCGGAGACGAGAATGCGTGAAGTGGCTTGGAGATGGCTTGCAAGACTTGCGATGTCACCGGTCTCGTAATGGCTCAACTCGCAGTAAGAAGTGCCTCCGACAATCTTACCAATGACAGAAGTCTTCGCTTGATTCGTCGCATTGTCCAACCAGATGGACACAGCAGCGTCGTAGGTCGCAGCGTCAGGAAGACCCAACCGCAGGTTTCCGGTCGCAGAACCACTCACTGAGTTGATGGTCAGATCAACAGTAAATGTCTCAACAAAACCGACAGCCGTTCGTCGAGCAGTGTTGATGGTAAAGTTAAACGTGCGACCACCACCGGAATCAATCAGCGTAGGAACCCACGTTGATGGAGCGGTCAGTGGGAGCGCGGCATAGATCTCATCGAAGTTCGCGTTCGCTTTAATCCACGACCCACGGAGCGTATCTCCGTTGTTGTCGTTTGCGGTTGATCCAACGTTGATGGTTTGTTGCGACATATCAATCCTTCGGTAATGCGTACCAACCCTCTGGCAGCGTTATGCGACCCGTAGAGCGCACAGAAACACCGTCAGCACCTTTGACCCAAACCTTAGCTTTGACGCTCTCAGCAAGCCTCACCGGCTCACCGTGGGGGACGTAGACAACGCGAG